TCCAATTCCTGCCTTTTTAACAATTTTTTTCCAGTTCTTTTTTAGCCAGCCCCATAAGAAATCTTTTCCATGTATATTTGCGGCTATTCTCATTATCGGCATTTGGATGTTTTGTGAACGAACATCAGGACCTAAAGTAAACTCTAATGTTTTTAGTACCAGATGGTGGAGAAGCAGTTACTGTAGAAGATCCGTTATAATAAGTAGCGGCTGCGCCACCTACCTGAAAATTGATAGTACCACCTGCAGCGGTATAACTATCTATTTGGTAATGAGTTCCTTGTGTTTGTTCGTTACCGTCAATTTCAACTTTGACGTCTTCTTTTTGATATGATTGAAAAGTATAAACAAAGGTATTCTGCGAACCCGTTCCGTTATACTCTTTTGAGGTAATTGTGTCTGCCATAATTATTTATATATGTTTAGAATGGGTTCGTAGTCGTTTAGACCTTTACGCTTTACTTTTAAGCGTTTCCGTTGCGAGTCATCTTGCTTTGCAATTTCAGTCTGTATAGTCGGATCATTCATAATCTTAGCCCAAGCTCTCTTTCGAGCCCTTTCAAAGATTTGTCTAATCTTTCTATTATGTGGAAAATCTTTAGCCTCAAAGTCACCACGTCTACCGCTCTTGATCATTTGATTCATTTCTTCAAGAGAAGCTTGCATCCTAGGATCAGCAGCTAATTTATCTAATTGACGTTCTAAGTTCTGATCTCCTATAGCTTTTTGGAACATAGATCTAATTTCAGGAGAATCAGAAAGATCGTAACCATCAGGAGAATAGTATGTAGATTGTCTCAGATCATAACCACTATCAAATAAGAACTTTCTACCTGGACTTTGATCTAGATTTAATTGAACAGGACTGAATACATTAAAGAGTCTTGTCATAAAATCATACTCTTTAATAGGTCTGCCTGTAAGCATATCGTATTTAATAGGAAGTTTATCGCTTGTTAATTGTTCAAACGCTAAGTTTCTATTTCTAATTGCTTGATCAATTCCAGAACCTAATTCACGTGTATAAGGTGTGAATAGTTTACCAAGTTCATTTCTTAAACCAGCTAGAGGTAGCTGATTATTCATTATATTAGAAATAATACGTTCACCTTGACCAGGCTTACCAGCAAAGAAATCTACAAATTGTTGCATACCAGCAAGATAAGACTTACTTGCAATACCTTGTGCCATAACTAATGCAACGGATTGCAGTTGTTTCTCAGTCCACTCTTCACCCATTAATTCACTATGATCGCCTACATCAGCAATAATAGAGAAGATTTGGTTGAATGGTTCAATAGAGTCATAGCCTACCCATACACCACCTATTTTCATACTTCTAGGTTTGTAACCAGCATCCATCCAAACTTGACGCTTTTGTCTATCTGTTGGACCGTTACCTGTAAGGTTACCGTTCATCCAAGACCAAGTGGCCATACTAACTAAGCTACCACCTATAGCAAGTCTACCAGTCTGCAATGCCTTAGCATTAGCTAATTCTTCTGGAGTATTAATGCCATATTTTACAACGTCATCTAAGTTATCTGCCTTAGCCCAAGCTATATCGTTGAATTCTTTAACAAGGAAGTTAAAGCCAGGAGTATGCTTAGCTGTTAGTTGGATACCGTTTACACCTGTCTTTGCAAACAAGAAGAAAGGTTTAGCCCATGGAGTATCGTTAAATACTCGCTCCATACCTGCCGCAAAACCAGTTAAATCTTTAGTTAACTTAACCTCTTTAGCAGCAAAATTAACAGCATCATCTTTAATATTACCATCAGCATCGAATACTTGACTATAGAAGTCGTCCTCATACTTTCTAATTAGGTCTGGTGTAATATCTACAGCCTTACCTGCACTCTGAGCCTCCATTGCGGACCTCATAGCCTTCTCACGCATCTTTGCTCTACCTAAAATATAGGAGAAAGAGTCGTCAGTAGCAGCCATAAGCTTAGTAGAGTAGGTAAATAAACCATTATCATTAGCTG